CAAAAAATGTTGACCCATACCCATATTCTTCTAACGAAGTTTCTGCAATTTGCGTATCCACATCTAATTCACTGGTCTTTTTAGGCGCTGTAGAAGGAGCAGCCGGAGCCGGTTTTTTAGGTTGACTGGGCAAATACGGCTGTTGAACCCCTTCTGGTCCTTGAGGAGTGACAACTCTTTTTTGTTCCCCTGGAGTTAAAGAACTGCCCATATCTGGATTAGGGGGCGGGGTCATACCTGGACGCCATACTTGACCTTCTTTAACTTTCTTAGGTAATCCTTTATGTTTTGTGCTTGCATAATCTTTCGCAGCTTTATGACTCATATCTTTGGCAACTTTAGCTACTTCAGGACTTGCAGGTTTTTCGCCTTTCTGTGCAGCATGAACCATACCCATAAATTTTTGTTGGGCTTGGCTTACTGCTTTTTCTTTTAAGACCTCTTCACTTTCTTTTAATAAAGACTTACCATTTTCTAATTGTTTAGTGTCTGTAGGATCTTCTTTTAAACCATCCAAAGTCCTTACTAATTTGTAAAAATCTGCGTTCATCTTAATTTCCTTTAACTGGGCTAGGGATTTTGTTCTGACGACTACCAATTGGACTCATGTTTCCTAAAGGTACACTATTAGTGGTTTTGCCTTCTGGGCTTTTGCCGCCTGCAGGAATACTGTATTCGTATTTTCTTGTTTCTTCTAATTCCTTAATTAGTGAAGGAATACGAGCATCACCAACTAAATCTTTGTCGGGTTTTTCTGCAACCATTTCATCTTTGGATAAAACTACATCGCCAGATAAATTGCTTTTTTCTTTGCCTTCTAATGCTAGCTCGAAAGGACTATTTACAGGAGTAATTCGTAAACAACTTTGATGAATATTAAGTTGTTCTGCTATTAATCCTATTAACTGATCATCTGTACATGGATATTGAAGCTTAACATCAACTACATTAACTTCAACAGGCCCAGCATTTGGAAATAATGGACTTTCCTGTATAGGCAATCTTTTTACATTTTCTGTACTGATAAGATTATATGCCTCTAATACAGTCTTAAGTCTATTATTAAAATTTTTAGGCAATTCGCCTGCTAGTCTGATCCTAAAATCATATGTTCTATGACTTTCAGTCAAATATGTTTTAAAACTTTTCATAAACGATCCTATTATTATCTATTTATCGGAAAATTAAATTATTGTGGTTTATTTAGGATCTTATTTAAAAGACTATTACGATCCAATAACACTGCTTCCCCCTCTATTGGGGCGTCTTGCTCGTTGTTTTTAGCGGTTTGATCTAATCTTAATTTTTTAATTTGTAAGTCAACCATGCGCAATTTTTTATCTAATTTAGCTTGTTTTGCAGTAATTGCATGACCCAATAAAACTCCTGCAGTTTGAAAAATTGGACCACTAAACCTTGACTCAACACTCATACCTAAATCCATTAAGTCATTGAATTTGTCTTTAGCTAAAGTTGCAAGCTCATCTAATTCGTGATCACTGGCTTCAAGATCCCTAACACTAGGCAAAGCTACATCTATTTTGTCTATAGCGAGGTTTACATCTACCAAAGTTTGCTGCTGTTCTTTAATAAAATTTTCTGTAGTTGCTATATCTTCAGTTGAGTCTGATTGATTAGGCAAATTTAACAGGTCTTCTAATTTTTTTGTCATTATTTTGTACCTTGAAATATATGATTCTCATTGATAACACGAAACACTAAACCATTTGCAGCACAATAAGCCTTTGCTGCTTGCCATTTGTGTAAATTCAATATTACTGCAGCTTTGTCTTTATTTGATTTTGCAGATTCAATAAGCGTTTGATTTTTAGGCTTTATTTCTATTATTTCAGCATGTTTAACTTTATCTTTATCTTCATATAAAATAAAAAAATCAGGCACATATACTGTATTTTTGTTTGTAAATGGATTTCTATATGGGATTTGTATTGCTTCACTAGCCCATTTTAAAATTGCAGGATTTGTATCACAAAAGGTCATAAACTTTTCTTCCCAACTGCTTCTATAAGTAGGCTGACCTTTACCCACATATTTGTCTGGGTTTTTAATTTTATATTTTCCCTGAGCAAATTTTAACATTTAAAATAATATAGATCTTGAGATATATGGATTAGTTACCGGCGGAACTTTAACCCCCAATAAACTTGTAGGTACTCTACTTAAATTTAAAAATAAAGCTAGATATGCATTTAATTCATTATTATCCAATTTTTGGAAGTCTGTTAAAACAACTAAAGGGTCTAAATTTTGTTCTTGTGCTGTGCTAATTACTACTTGTGTGAGTATTTTTGCACTTTCCTTATTTTGCGTATATTGCTCAAAATAACTATATATTGCATCATTTATGTTTTGACTTACCCCTACTACAGGATTATATATGTTGTTAAAAAATCTTGTTGTAGGGTTAGTCACTGTTGGTTGAGTTGTAAGTTGTGTCATTGTCTATGATCTTATTTGGCATTCCATGTATTTCTTATATCTTCTAATATTCATCAGAACTTACATCGTATGAACTTAAATTCGCACTTTGTATATCGGCTTCCACAGTTTGATCAGAATTAAAATTCCTGTCAACAATTGGAGCACCTGCAGGACTTGTTGCAACATAAGATTCTTCATCGCCCCAAAATCCACCAGGTCCTGCATTATTGCCTGATTTAGTAACTGTTTGAACTCCTTCTAAATCAATTGTACGCTGTGTCCCATCTACATAATTGTAACTTATAGAGCCATCTGGATTTTCTACTTTGGATGTTAAATTTACAGTAGGATTTTTGGGATCGTATCCGCCTGTTCCACTCCAAGTGCTGGTTAAATTTCTTATACTTCTTGTTGCTGAATCAAATACCTGACCTATCGCGCCAACTCCAGTGTTTACAATAGGCTGTAATAAATTATTTGTAGCTCTATAAATACCGGCGGTTGCTCCTGCACTTATTCCTCCAGCCACTATTTGCCCCAAGAATGATTTACCTAATCCTGTTTTAGCTAAAGTCTCATATACTTTCTTTCCAGCTACAACACCACCAACTGCACCCAATGTCTGGGAAATACCATTACTGATTACTGCAGTTGTTCCACCTACTGCTGTAACTACGCCTGTATTTGGATTAGTGATAAATCTAGTCCCAGTTTCAACATTGACATTTAATGATCTCATAGCATTTGCATTTATTTGATCTAATTGTTGTGGAGTATAAGCTTGTGACCCTGCAGGAATTGTGTATAGAACATTATTGTTGTTATCAAAAGCTACACTACTTCCATCTGCATAACTTCTTAAAGTAACTGGATAGCCAGACTGTCCATTAAAAATTTCTGGGGGTTTTGCTAAATTCTGATTCACATTGCCTGGATTAAAACCATTAGATGTTAAACTAAATGTACTAGGAACAAAAGTACCATTTTGTAAAGTTAAAACTTGGTTGGACCCAACATTGGGCTGTCCAGTCTGTGCATTAAATGGTATTCCAAATATACCTGCACCCAATTGTCCAACTGTAGGGCCAAAAGGTGAATTTTGCACTGTATCTGTTTGTAATCCCCGTTCTACGCCAGCTTGTGCTTGTGATATAGCTGCTCCACCAACACTAATCGCTGCCCCAGTTGCTAAAGTAGTAGTTGCTCCTCCCACTGTTGTTTGTACTGAGTTAGGATACGGACTATTACCAATGCTTGGATTTGTTCCTACTACACTTGATCCACCAACACCAAAACCAGGAGTGCCACCTGCAGTTGGAAATATTTGCCCAGTCAAACTGCCATTTAATGCACCATTTATAGCACTAGCACCAAATTGTCCAATTGTTAATTGTGCTGCTGATCTAAAATCTACATTTTTAATATTTTTGTATAAATTATATGCACCAAGTATATCACTAAATAACCCTCTGCCACTTCCTTGCCCGTCTGGCCTTGCTAAATCTTGACTACCTGCTGTACCTATTGCACCAATTAATCCTGCTTCACTATAGATATTAGTTGTGCTGGTACTAATTGGACTAGGAGTAGTATCATAATGTAATATACTGAACCCATTTACATCAACAGGATTTACAGTACCTACTCTGTATTTTACTGTTTCATAAGCAATGGTCATTGAATTTACCATTGTTTCATTATTAGATGCAGAGTCATGTGTGCCATGACGCCATGCAGTTATAATAGGATTAATTAGTTTATATTCAGTAAATCGTTTATTGTGTAAACTAAAAATCTGAATGTCTCTAAGAAACGGTATTAATTGTCTATTAATTGGGGTAAACCCCCACTTAGATCTTAGTCTTGAATCATATTTATGTGGCACACCATATAATTCTGGATTATAATCACTGTCTCTATAGTAATAGGTGTAATAATCATTCCAAAATTTATTCACTACATCTGCTGCATCATCATGAAATGTAACACTAATTGGATCATAACTAATAGCATTTGTAACAATATTTTTTCTATTATAAGCATTATAAGTTTTATTACTAATAGAAAATTTAGGGAGATCTATTCTTTTTATCATTAACCCAGCTTCATATTGTTCAAATATACTTTGGCTGCTGATTGCATTAGCACTAGCACCCACCATACTTGTCAATCCAGCAGTGACACTTTGGTTTATATTCAGTACAACATAATATAAAAAGCTTTGTTTAGGAGCAAGGCGTAAATTATCTGCCACAAAAAGTCTAGTAGCATGTTGATATGGTTGTGTTTTTACATTTGAACCAATTGGTTTTAAATCTGCATTATATAGTGAGGCCATAAATTTATTTAGTCATAAAAAAAGCTCGCTGAGCGAGCTTTTAAGGTTTTTCTTATTACTTTAGCCAGTAATTGTTCTACCTCTTTCTCTTGGTACAGGAGTACCTACACCACCTGGGTTAGAAGTTTGTAATGCATTGTCAAACCTAATTTGACAAGTGATAGTCATTGGATCATTACTGCCATAATCAGCATCACCATAGTTCACTGTGGCCAAGAAGCAACCATATAATTCCCAAGTTTCTAAAACTACTGGTTCAACTGTGCCGTTTCCGCCATCTAACATTTCTAGTTTGCTTACAAACTTGTAATCAATACCTGAACTTGCGCTAGCTTGTTCTAAGAAATCGAATTGTTTTTGTAATTGTTCGCCAACCAGTCTGCTTACATTACCACCAGCATCGTCTCGTAAGACAATTTGTATTGGTTCCCAAGTTGGTCTACCTGCTAGGTAAATCATACTATTATACACAGGTATAGTAACAGGGTTCATATTAACATTTGGTCTTGCAAAAGTAAC